CCGGAAGCTATCAAGGTAATGTCGACGTTGTAAACCTCGCAGTAGGCCCACGTGTGAATGAAGCCATTGAGCAAAGAGTTACCACAAGACGTGTCAGGCATGCCCGACTGTCGGCGCCCGAGGGATGTCCATCGGACGCCGCAGCGTGATCGGCCAAAAACGCGCTTGGAGCGCATATAAAGGTCGTACACGCTGTAGGGCTGGCCTTCGGGAAAATGGCGGTCGGCGCCAAGGCGTTTCATGATTGTGTACTCGATGTCAAGGAGGGCTTCATGAATGGTGGCATCCCAGCGAGAGCAGTCGTCTTCGACTGGAGTAGTGCGGGGCTGGCGATCGGTAGCTATACGGCCGTGCTCCTCGGCACTGAGGCCAGCAGAATATGTGATGAAGTGGTCAGGGCCCCAAGTTCGCGCGAGGTACTTGGAGAAGGCTAAAGTCCAGGGGCCAAGAAGGACGTTGAGTTCAGGAGATGACGATGAAATCAACCGAGGTTCGGCGTCGGTGCCGCCAGCGGGCGTGGCGTTCTTTCCTTTTTCGCGTTTGACGAAGCCGCCACGTTGGAACAAATGGCGACGGGAATAAGTTTCGGACCGCAGCCGCGCTCGTGCCTCAACGTGTATCTTTTGCACTGCTGATGGAAATCGTCGATTCCACTCTTCAAAGGAGACGGGCTGGAGTGGAGCGACTTTGCGCCATCCAGGCAAGATGACATCCATGTGGCGCAATGCGAAGCGGCGGAACCGCAAGACCGTGGTGGCGTTGTGTTCAGTGGGCATGGACTGCCGATTGACGATGGCTATAGTTTCGTTCTGGAGGTTGGCATCGAAGACGATCGGCATATGGGTACTGAACCCATAGCCGTAGAGGCCAACGTCGTGCTTGTTGAGGAGTGGGCGTGTGGCATTGGGCAGACGGTACTTGCAGGTCTTGTCGACAGGCCCAGGTGCCTTGTGCGTGGTAGAAAGTATGGCACGAAGGGTGCCAGTGGTTGATTGCAGCACGGGGGCTATGCGACGCTCATACAAGCCTGTGGCAACGGATGCCAATGTGCCCAAAGCCTCATATGTGGAATCAACATGGCGGGTGTACTCCCACATGGATAGGAGTGGCGGAGGTGGGGCGAAGATGAGGTAGACAGCGAGGAAGATGCCAAGGAGAAAAGCCACAAGCCACGGATAGCGCATGGGAAGAACGCGAAGGTCGACGCGTGATGGAAACTCGAATCGCAAATACTCACCGAGGAGGCCGAACGTGTTCTCATGAGGTTTGAGGAACATGTCCATGGAGGCGATCTCGTCGGGAGCACCAACACAAAAGCCCATAGGTAGGGCGTAGGTCATGCAGAGTCGGCCATCAGAGGCGGGTATGTTGTGTGGCGTGAGATTGAGGCGCAGGCTGGCAGCGAATGCGCGGAACGTGTGGGCGTCGCGAAAGGCGAATGTGCAATGCGTTGCCACTTCGTTGATGAGGGATTTAGGAATGCACACGGAGGCCGAATTGGCAGGCATCATGACGATGGATGAGCCAAGGGAAAAGGCATGGGCACCGTCGAAGCGTTTGGCAACGGTCTTTGGGAACCGGCCAGGTACGCTGGCGATGAGGCCACGGAGTTCGACATCGCCATAGTAATCGGGAGTCACGAGCTGATTTTCGAGGTCAATCTCGGGGAAGGCGGCGGGTTCATAGCGCGCCACTGTGGCGGTAGTCGCATGCAAAGCGTGGATGGGTGGCAGGGCGCGCGAAAGACTGAGCATGTGGCGATCGCCTTCGATGCGCCCAACATCAACGAATGGAGTGTACTGCCACAACGCGGCGGGTGTGACTTCCACGCAGCCATCCCAGTCGAGGTGGCACGTAGGCTTGTCGCCATGTACATGGAGGCGAGACTTGACTCGACCCTGCCAGCCTGAAATGGTATGGCTAGCGGGGTGGAGGTGTACAAAGAACGCGAGGTGGCGGCTGGTGGATTCGATGATGTCGGCGATTTGCCGCGGCGTGTACCACGACCCAGTCATAACGAAGACAGCAAACGCAGCAGCATGGTGATTGCAGTGCGATGATGGGCACTGGCAGCTGCGGACAGGCATGGGCCGAGTGGCCAGCTTGGCATGGTGGGCAGGGTAGTAAGCCCGGCGGATGTGGTGGTGCTCGTCGCCATGGTCGTAATGGGAAATGAAGAGCACTTGTTCACCGTCGCGTAGGTTAGCAGCTAAAAGCTGCTGCACCATGGAGTGGAGGTCATTATCTGGTCCTCCGGGTCGTTGAGGCTGAATTCGAACGCTTGAAGCTGAGGAGTCAGAGTGGTTGCTGGCACGACTCTGGGGGGTGTCTGGAGCTGGAGGTCGGCGAGAAGGTGCGCGACCGCGAGCTCGTCGTCTTGCATTCCGGGACGACGGCGCTTCGGAGTCGGAGTCGGACTCCTCGAGGGGCGGCGGAGCGTCACGGTTAAGGCGTCGGTTGGGTGCCACGCCTGGTGCAGCTGGCACCATAGCCCCGGGCCCGGCGGGCGCACGGGGCACGTCGCGAAAGGGCTGGGGTGCTGGGTCAAGGCGTCGGAAATCGGATGGTTGGGGCGGGCGCAAGACACGGCGCACTTCGTCGTCAGCACGCTTGGCTTCGGCGGATGCTTTGATTGCCTTGGGTCCAACGAGTTTAGGTTTGGGGCAAGTGGGGCATGGCACGTTGCGATGGCCGCTCTTGTGGTATTCAGCGCGGCATGTGTTACACCGTGCAACGCAAGCGGCACAAGCCTTCTCAAAGTGGGTGGCAACGGACGGAGCACGCGATCTGACAAGCGGCGGGCGAGTGGGTTTGGTGGGTGCAAGTTCGTCAGGCCGGAGATCCATG